GAATTTATTTCTTCTATACGTTTATCTATAATTTGATTAGGTTTGCCTAACTCTACGTTTAAACCTTTTTGAAATCCTAATTTACCTAATTCAGCTTCTAATCTTCCTGTTTCGTAACCTTGCGAAACGTTTTCTGGAAACTCTTGTATACCAGTAAATGCACTTTCTATTAGACCTAATTTTTCTACATTGTCTTGTGCTATAGCTGCAAAATTAGGATCAGTTAAATGACGCATTAATATAGGATTTGTCTGCGCCATATCCATTTCATATATATCTCTTTCTTTATTTCTTTCTTTTAAAAGTTCAAAAGTTTCTTCACTATCTAAAGCAATATTAGCTGGTAAATTTAAACGTTCTGCTAATTTTTGTGCTGCACCAGTTCTTTCGGGATCTAATTTAGAAACACTAATTAAGGTTTGTCTTAATAATTTTTCTTGTTCTTTTTTTCTATTTTCATATAATTCTTCAAGAGGATTATATCCCTCATAATTTTGACTTGGTGCTGAGTTATAAAGATTATCTAATATATTTTCTGGCATAGTTAATTCTCCTTACGTCCGTACAATTCATTTAAGTTTGCAGGTTTACCTACACTTAACCAATCTCTTGCTACATTGTGTTGAGTAACTGGTTGATCATATTTACGCAGATTCTTTTGTATAGCTTTCACTACTTCGTCATTAATTTTACTGGGAAAAACTTTTACATTTTGTCCTTCAAATAAAACATCAACATAAATATTTTCTAAATTATCAAACTCAACAGTAGAAGAAATTACGTTTGTTCTGTCACGACCAAACAATCCACCCACATCAACATTAACTAAATCAGTTAATAATACATGGTCAAGTGCTTCCTGTTTTTGACCCATTGTTAATTTTTGATTTTTATTTGCAATTTGTCGTGCGTTAATTTCTTTTAGCCATGCGTCATGTATTGCTAAATATTTTCTTTTGTCTTCTTTATTTTTTCCTCTATGCAAATCACCCATGTCATACCTATCTAAAGTTGCTTTTAACATAGTGACATTACCTGTAGCTTCTACATAATTATTTTCACCTTTTAAACTTTCTGAATATCTTTTTAATTCAGCATATTGTGGTCTTGTAAGTTTATGTATATGTGAATCTATATTATCTCTTAATTCAGCAGGGTTATCTATTAATTCAACAACTGTATTTACATCAGATTCTTCTGGTAATTTTTGTTTTAATATTTTTTGATCTTCCTCTGTAAAAAGATTTATATCTATATTGTTTTGTGCTAAATTTTCATAACCATTTGGTTCTTCAAAAGCTATTAATTTTGCATTAGTAAATATATTGTTGTAATTTGTTTCTCGTTCATTTTTTATTTTTTCATATTTTATATCTAAATCATTTAAAGCTATTTGCTGGTCTTCTGGTTCTGTTATAGTTTCTTTTACTTTTTGTTTTAAAATATTTTTTGGTTGTAACCCTGTAATTTTATCAACTTTAATTTGTGATTCTGCCATTTGATTAAAATTATAATCAGTGTCTTTAACTAAAATCTGTAAATCATTTGCAATTTGATTTATGTAGTTGTTAGTTTTTTCTATTTGTTTAAAATCAAATGATCCTAAATTACCTTGTTTATTAGAAAACTTAGAATATTTTCTTCTAGCTTCTTTAACAATTAAATCAACATATCTATTTGCAATATCGGTATTTATTGTTTCAAAATTATCTGGGTTATCTAAAAATTCTTTTTTATATTTTTCACGATTACCTGTTGTAGCCCTTTGTCTTATTATTTTTTTTGGAATTAAAATACTGGCTTCATATTCTCGTTTTGCCTTGGTATATAACGAATCTGCTTTTTTAAAACCTAAATGTAATAATGCTTGTAAATGTATTGGTTGATGTTGTTCAATTAAAGTTAAATTAGAATCTAATCTGTAAAATTTAGATTTGTTTCTTTCTAATTCTAAGGTGTTAATATTGTTTTCTCTTGTCTGACCTACAATATTAAATTCATTACTATGTAAACCATCTTTAACAGATGCACCTGTGCCGTCATCAACATAATGATTACTTTTTAAAGTTAATAATTTATTTACAACACTTAAATAATTACCATCATTTTGATTATTATTGTTCATTAAAATTGCACTGCTAATTTGTTTAGCATTAAATTCTTTATGTGATTTTTCTAATTGTTTTTCTTGTTTTGTTTGTACGTTTTTTAATTCTGGTGGTTTTTGCGCTTTTAAATATTCTTCTGCTAATTTATGTTCCTCAGCCTCTTCTAAATTTTTATAAACACCTTGTGTCACAGCTAATTTATAATTTTGTACATCTAATAAATATTGATTGCTTAATAAACCTTGTGTTGGATCAGTATTGTTACCTTTTAAATCATGTTTTCTTTTGATTTCAACTAAGCCTGTACCAAAGAATTTTGCATGTTCACCATCTGGTTCTAATGCATTTTCAAACGTAGCAATTGCATTACTCTGAGCTAATTCTATAGCTGCTTTTGTATCTGCATCTAATTGTTTACGTCTTTCTGTTATAGAATGTTTAGTGGCTTTATTAATTGCTATACGTCTTAATGCGTCAAATTTTTCAGTAAATATTTGTTTTTGGTTACTATTGCCTAATCTGTCTAAAATTTCCTGACCTTTATTATTTAAATTAGAACGTAATTCATCCGTTACAAGATATTCTCTACCATCTTCTACACGCAATGTTTTTATTGCATCACCACCACGAAGTTGTAAAAAACTATTTAATTGTTGATTAGCATAATCATTATATTCTGTTGTTGCTTCATTAGCTTTTACATCATCCTGTTCGTCTTGTAACTGTAATGCTATTTGGGCAAATTGTTTTTGTGCTAATCCTAATCTTTGAATATCATCAGTTGTTGTATCTTGCACTGGTGCAACATTAGTACCAGAAAATAATGGTGTTCCACCTGTTTCAATTCCTACTGTAGGTGTTTGTTGAATTGGTACTGTTGCCATAATTTAATTTTTGTCAAAGAATCCGTAACCATCGTTTTTAGCAAAGTCAGCAGCACCAGTAAGTAAGGTTGATGCCATATTTAAAAACGGACTTACTGTTGATGCACTGGCAAACATATTACTTGCAGATACACCTAACATATCTCCTCTTATATCAGCCTGTACTCCTCTCGTTTTCATTTGATTTACTGCTCTCACTTTATTACTATTCATTGTTAATTTATCTATTTCTCTCATAATTGCAGAGGTTGCAAAAACATTTGCAGTACTACCAACACCCATTTGTATACCCCTTGCAGCAAAACTTGCTCTTGCAGTACCTTCTTTTAATCCATCTTTTAATGTCTTAGTCATTATTTGCCTGTTATATGCCCTTGCCACTTGTTGTGCTTCTAAAGTTAACATGTCTGCATTTATATCAGCTAAATCACTTTGTAATTGATAATTTAATCCTTGACTTTCTAATTTATATCTTTCTGTGTCAGCAGCACTTCTGTCACCAATTATATTTGTAAAAGTTCTACCTATACTTAACGCACCGCCAAAACCTCTATAATTAAAACTATTATCAGTTGACATAACTACAACACCTCTTTATTTTCTTAGTATACAGAAAGTTTATAACTTTACGGTTACACTATCCACCTATTGATACTTCTAAAGTTACACCAACAATTGTTAAAGGTAATGGATCAGTTTGCCTTACAAATATTTGTCCATTATCTGCCCATGTTGGTGTTAACATTAACTTTATATCTTCTGTTTTTAATGCAGGTGGCAAACCAAACGGTTCTGTAGTACGTTGTTTTGCTTCTACTAATTTATCTTTACTAGGGCCAATAAAAATACCAGAACTTTTAAATACACGTAACCAGGCATGATTTATATTTTTGACACGACCTTGACCACCTGCTTCTATTTGCAATAATAATGGCAATGTTTGCAAATCACATGTATAAGGTAAACCTATATGAACTACACTAGCTGCACGATTTAATACAATTCCGCCATTACTATCTACCACTCTAGTTGGATGTACAGCACCGTCAGCTAATATGCTTACTGTTTTGCCTACTAAATGACTTAACCCAAATAATGTTTTTTCTGCTATTTCATATGTAGTTATTGCTGTGTTTTGTAAACTGCTAGGCAAATCTCTATCTAGTTTGACAGTTGCAGTATGATCATCTGCAATAGCTGTAATATCACATCTATAAGTTTCAGTATTATCTACTATTACTATTGCATCATTTAAATCTGTAGTTAATCCATTATTTCCAACTTTAAATACTGGTATGTTAGATGGAAATTCTAAAGTAACAGAACTTCCTTTTGTATAATTACCGCTGCTAGTTATAGTTACAGTGCGTGAGTTGTTTGTATTTGTACCATCATAAGATCTACCAGAATCTACAAAAAAGCTATCACGAGGATCTGTATGTTTTCTTGTACCCATACGTTCTATATATCTTTTTTCTACGCCATTAATAGTTCTTTTAATTACACAATAAACAGAGTCTACATTGCTTTCTGCTACTGCTGCAACGCTTTCAAATGTACCGTCAGTATCATGTTGATGCCAAGCTCCTACCTGTTGCTCTGGTACATATGTAAGACCTAATAATTTACCATTTGTACTAACCATCCATACTATAGGTACTGGAGCTTTAGCTAAAGCTATATCTGTAATATCCAAACCATCAAATAAATGTGATGCTCTTATAGATAAATCACCTGTAATAAAACCGTTTGCCTGCCAGTTATAACCTAATTCTCGTACATGACCACCACGACTTGCCACATAAACCATGCTGTTATTAACTATTACAGGTTGCGAATTATTAGCACCTATATACGATTGCGGTTTAACTGATACAGATGTTGGTGTTATAGCATCACTATTAACAGATGTAACTCTCCATTCCGCAGCTTCTGTTAAAAATAACAATTGTGTTAATGGTACTACATGTTTTATTCTGTTTGCTTCACGAGCAGCAACTTTAAATTTAATACGATCATCATCTCGTATTGGTAATTTAAACGACATATCACTTTCTGTACCAGACCTAGTCATAAATATAGTTTGTTGTTCATTATTAGTACCAGCAAATACTCTACGTTGTTCGTAATATGATACAGCAGATGGAAAATTATCAGTGCCATTAAATATAGATTCGTATATTGGTGGAGTTACAGAAAAATCTGGTGCTATATTGTTATCTACAATGTTGTACGTAGCTGGATTATTGGCAGAATCATGATTTGTTTCTCCAATAAAACCAAACAATCCAGCTTGTTCTTTATATACTCTATATCTCAATGCATCTGTAACTTTATTCCACGTAATTGTATTATTAGCACCTGTTACGAAAATATTATTAGAAGCAGAAGAAGAACTTGATGCTGCACTTTCTTGTATTCCGTCACTTGCTACTGCTGTTACAACATATGTATGAGTTTCATTGGTATCAGTATTGCTGCCGGCAGAAGTTGGAATGTATGGCACTACAGACACATTTGTTGGTGCAGATATTGTTGCGGTAAAATTTATTATTTCTAAAATAAAGCTAACGTTATTAGAAGTATTTCTAATTCTTTTTAGTTCTCTAGGTTCATGATTTGGATGGACTAAAGTAATAATATCTCCAGACTGTACAAATTTAATATCAAATAATTCTGCCTCCTGATAAGGGGAAGGAATTTGAAATATAAAATCATCAGGTAATGTATATAACGCGCTAGGAACACTAACACCTCCGTGTTGTTCAGTAATATAAACATAAGACACAACATTAGTGTTAACATCAGTTACTTTATATATATCACCTACTTTATTATTGTTATTAATACTATATGGAGTAGTAGGTTCTGTATATCTAAAAGTAGAACCTTGTGAATGAAATCTGAAATATTCATGCCCTATTTCTATAACCATTGTTTGATCAATATTAAATCTAAATGGTATTAATCTTGTTTTTTTTGTAGAATCTTTTACCTCTGCTACAAATTGAAAACCTGATCTATTTTCTGCTGGACCTTGTGGTAATGCTATAAAATTACGCATCGTTGCTGCGCCTTGTTGATATTTACTATCATCTATACGACCTAACATCTCTGGTGATATTTCACCACTGGAAAATGATTTTAAAAATGTTCGGGTAGTTGGCATATCTTACCTCCCAGATGTCCAAGGTACAATATGTTCTACCGTTATATCTCTCTGTAAAATATCTTGTTGTTTTGCACTTGCCAAATAACCTGTCATTATTTCTGTGCAACGTTTTGATTCTGCTCTACCCTGATCTCCTTTTATTATTGGCCCTGCCAACATAGATGCTAAATGCCAAGATAAGGTAACTACAAATAATGGCGAAAATTTTGTTGGATCAGTTATTAATGATTGATAACGTAATAATGCATTTTCCTGATTTGTATAAATTAAATTACCTTCAATAGCAAATTGTTGTGGTGTATATTGACCTGCAACTATTGTCGGTGCAGCATTAGCAGTTAGATTTCCGGGAGTATCATTAGCAGACATTCTTGTAGCATAATCATTCTGTGCTGTAGGAGATATTATTGCAAGCGGTGTAATCATATCGGCTGGTGCTACATACGCATATTCCCATTGATCTATCGTATTGTTGACAGTTGCTAAACTTGACCGTTTAGATGCAAAATTCCAAGTGTGTAATTCTAATAATGTATTTCTTGCTATGGAATAAAATCTTGCAGCATGTTCAGCTTGTGCTGACCCTTCTGGTGGTTTTATTGAAGCAATAGTTGCATCATCGCCTAGATGAGCTAAGGCAAGATTGCAAATATCTATTTCAGTTGCCATTACATTACCTATAAAGAAAGGAGGTTAGCAGTTATACCACTAGCCTCCTGTAAAAATTTAGAAGACTAATACCTATTTTATAGCTGTCTGGAGTTGATTAATAAGAGTATCTCTAGTTTGTCGTTTGTCTAGCTCTACACCAATAGTACGACCATACTCTTCTAATTCCGCTTTTGTCATTGAGTCATAATCAACAACATCAGATCCACCAACAATTTCTATATTAGTGTTTGGCTCTCCATTGTATTCAAATTCTTCATTGGTTTCTCTTAAAGATTGACCAACAAAACATTTGATTTTAGCTCTGTAAATAGGCATAAATTCTCCTTATTAAGCTACGGTAAAACCAGAAGCATAAAATTTCCTACCGTCACCGATAGTTTCTACTATATCAGCAGTAATTTTACCAGCATTGTAAGTTCCAGATACTGTATATCTAGCACCTAAATACCTTTTGCCTTTACCAGCTATATCTGGATTGATGCGTACTACAACATTTTTACCTGCTGTTAGGTTTGCTGTTGTAATTGCATCACTGCTACCTATGACAGTAGGACTAGACAAGTTAGCATTTGCACTGGTAACAACTTCAAATTTGACGCTAGTACCATTTGCTAATGCAGTAGTAACAGCAAAATTCATGTATAAAGCAGTACCTTCACCTATATCTCTAGCAACACTTAAGTCAATAGTGTCAGTAGAAAAAGCAGTTGTAGTAATTGCCTGATCTTCGCTCACTCTGAGCAGTTTGTCTGTAATCATTTTAGATCTCCTTTAATAATAATTAAATTAAACAACACGAGCTTCGCTGTTTATTAAAGCATCTACTCTTCTTAGAGGTACACCTAAGAATGATAAGTAGCTTTGCGCTGTTCCAAACTGTGATAAACCTTCCTGTATAGCCAAGACGTTTTGTGATTTATCCAATGCTGCAACTGACATGCCAGAATGCACAGTTCTATTCATATAGAATGCTGCTCTACCCATAGACATATTAGGTATTCTGTATAACGCTCTTGTCATTAACTTAACAAGATTAGTAGCTGCATCTGAAGCTTGTGTTCCACTACCTGCAACTAAATCAGATACGTCAATATTGCAAATACGTACAACGTATCTCCAATCTTTTACAACAAGACCGTTCTTCCACTGATAACGAGTAGCAAAAGCTTGTAACCTTGTACCGTCACTGTTGTAAACAGTTTGTTCACCTAGATCTTCATGTGTTAAACCTGCCTTAGATCCTTTTGGAAATGGACAATAAACAGTTTGATCGCCCCAACATACAAGATATATAGAAGCATTATCAGACCCTGATCCACCTGCATCAAGAATGTTTACTGCATTATCAGCAGATAAATCACCATATCTTGGTGCTAAACCTAAAAATTTCTTAGGATCAGTACCGGGATTGCCATAGAACATTGTTTCGGCTTGGGTCTGGTTCATTGCTTCCAAGAACGCAGTGTCTTCAGATAAACGGAACTGTGCAGTGTTTCCATTTAGCATCGCCAAGTCTTTATCCACTTCAGAACGAGCTTCTAAAATTCCGCATGCTTCATCTACCTGTGCAGTAGTTGATTTGCTTGATGGAATACCTTGGTTTAAAGCACGAAAATAAACTTGTGGTAATCCTGTTCTGATAATTACACGTTCTCCAGTAGGTAAATTACCTTCTTTAAATACGCAATCATCTAATATTTCGTTGGACTGTGATAACAGTTCTGCCACAATTGGAACTCTACCGTCTGGGTCACTTCTTTTTGCCCAGTCCGCTAAAGTTAAATTTGAATTTGAGAGAGTAGCCATTAATTAACTCCTTATTTAGTTTGCTGATTAGAATATAGTGCATTAGCTATGCCGTTAAAATCTTTTGGTATACCAGAACTTTTGCCCATAGCACCTTCAGAATTACCTACATAACCGTCTTCACTAATTGCCTTACCTGCTCGGTACATAAAACGAATTACTTCGGGATGATTGCCCAAGCCAGATTCTTGCAGCAGCGATTTTAAAGCATCAGTTCCAAAAGCTTTTAAAGATGATTTTGCAATTTCTAAATTTGAATTTAAATTTTCACCACCAAATTCTTTATCTGATTGTGAATCATTAAACCATTCTTGCTTTACCTCTTCAACAGCTTTTGCCTGTCTTGCCTGTATTACAGGTGCAACTTTATCTAATACTTTTTGTGCAGCTTCCTGTGGCAAGTCAAGTTCCTTAGCGACTTCACCGAATGCTGTTAAAACTTCGGGGTCGAGTTCATCTGGTGCGTCAGCCACCTGTGCATTAAACTCGTATTTGTCAGGAGCACCTTCTGGTACTTCCTTCTCGCTAGTTTCACTTTCAACAGCGGATTCATCCGAATCTTGTTGATCTTGTACAGTTTCAGCCTGCTGCTCAGTTTCAGTAGTTGCTTCTGTTGTAGCGTCTACTGTTTGCTGCGTGTCGCCTTCATTTGTTTGGTTGGCTTCCGTCATCAGCGTTTCTGACATTTTGTTGTTCCTTAATCATTGTCGGATACAGTTCTGGGCAGAGAGTGTGAACCAAGTTAAGGAGTTGCAAACCATAGTTCCTGTTACCTTCGCTAAATGACATTGTCATTGCGTTAGTGTTAAACGATGATCGAAATACACCTGCTTGCTCCAGAAGTCTCCAGACAAATCTGCGACCCCTCTTGCTGCTCATGAGCCATTTTATATCAGATTCCTCGTTCTGTCGGTCAATTTTATCCGCAAACTTTTTATTGTCCTTAGATTTTTGTTGACTTTTTAGATCAAGAGGATTGTAATCGCTCATGTTTTAATATATCTAAATAATAAAGTGTTACGGTCACACCTTTATCCCTTTTTTTTCTTCTTGGTTTGACTATCTTTTAATGCTTTAGCTGTTGGCGCACCTTTCTCTCCCGGTTTACGCATACGTTCACCAGAACCAGCTTTAATTCTTTTGCGTTTCGCATGAATGTTTGCCCATAATCCTTGTCGTTTTGCCATTATTTTTTACCTCCGTATAGCATATCTGCTATTTGTTGACGTCTAGTTTCCCGTTCTGCTCTTTCTGCTGCTTTTCTTGCTTTCTTTTCCATTTCTTTTTGTCTTTTCTTTCTTTTCTTCTCTTCTTTTTCTTGTCTATCCATTTCAATCATCTTTCTAAACCTTTGTTTATACTCTGGTGACATCCTTGAAAAATTTGGATCTGTCATGTTATACCTCCAATGGTGATGGTGAATTGTAGCCACTAAATTGATTCATTAGATCCATAGCATTACCTGCATCTACTTTACCAACTTTGGCAATATTATCAGCAGCACGTTGTTCTGCTTCGGCTTGCGCCATTGCCTGTTGTTGTTCTGCTCTTGCCTGACGTATTTTTGCTACCTGTGTTCCCGGTACTATTAGATTTGGATCAACTCCCAGCATATCTGCATATCCATCTGCCCATGCATCAGAGTCAAACTTATCTAATACATCTGGTTTCATCTGTGCAACCATACCCATGCTGTTTACATACCTATCAACGCTATTAGTTCCTATAGCACGTTGTGCTTGTGCCAACATAGATACAAATTCTACGTTTAATTCCATGCCTTGCAATTCTGCGGGGGCTGGTGGTATCAAATCATTTTCTATCATTCTGTTAAAAGTTATATCTATCAAAGGATCTAACAATTCGTTATGTAACCTTTCTAAAACTGGCCCTAACATAAGCAGTTTTTCTTCATGACGTTCTGCTACTTCCGTTGCTGTCATCCTTGTGTCAGTGGCATTTGCCAACATAAGAAATAAATCAGCGTAAAAACTACCATTAATCCTTTGCCTGACGTCCTGTATATCTCTTAATAAATGATCAAGATTTAAATTAACGTTAAATGCTGTCTCAATCTTGCCTTGTTGGCCGTCTACAAACGTTACTCCACCAGGCAAACTGTCCACATCTCTATTTTTCATATAGCTAGGTACTTGTAATGGTGGCTTAGTTTGATAGTCTATGCCTTGTGCCTTACGTAATTGCTCATGTTGTAGCTGTTTTATGTCACCTAATGCTTCCATACCTGGTGAATTACCGTAAATATCGCCACCTGCTACTCCCCATCTTGGTACTACCGCTGGAAATTCTTTGTATCCGCTTTCTCGTAAAACCTGTTCGCCATCACCACCTTGTTCAAAATAACAAGATTTGTATGCCATGTTCATATTATCTTTCTTTTTAAAATTACGTTCCCTATCATCTCTTGGTTCTATCGCATGAATTATAGTTACATAACTATCCAAACTACCTCTGTCAAACAGATTCTTAACGGACGTTGAACAATTGTTATATCCAAATTCTCTTACCAATTCTCCTACCGTTTTCTGAAATTCTCTATACAAGGTATTTACTCTGCCTTGAAAATCTGTAGCTATTGCATATTCTCCTACTGTGACTGGGTAATGATGAATTGATGTCTTTTCATCAGGTAATATGATTGACCCTGCTGTACCAAATGCTCCTAATTCTTCATACATGCTATGCAATGTACGATATGTATTAGATTTTTGAAACACCAACTGCATTCTTTCTGTTACATCATTCAACCATAATTTGACAGGAGCAAATTTATTTAGGTCTGGGTCTACTGTGCCTAATCTAAACCACGGTCTCGCAGGGCTTGTAGCACCTGCCATCATGCCAGCACCCAATGTCCTTAATGCTCTTGTACCAGTATTGTCATAAATACTATTATGTCTACGATGTCCCTTATTTCTATCTTGTACAAAATAACGTCCATTTCTTGGTAATAAATATGTTGTTACTTCTTGCCAATGCGACCACCATGTAGCTCGTTCAGTCCTTAAATGACCCCATCTTGTTATTAATTTTGCTCTTTTAGTCTTATACATTTATTAAGCACCTAATAATGTGTTTTTGCTTAAATTTAATTCGCTTGGATCTACACCCATAGTACCTGTTAATAAAGTACCAGAAGCTCCTTGCTTTGCTGACAACTCACTTGCATCTAACGCACTAGCAACATTTACATTCTGCCTATTGGCTCTATTGTATTCTTGTTCGGATCGTAGATTTTCTGCTTTTGCACGAGCAACTGCCTGTTCATTTGATTTTCTCTGCTCTTCTAAAGCTTGTTGTTGTATTTGTCTCTGTTTATTTGCATTCTTATTTGCTTGATGCAAACTAAATAAACCAATCGCTGCTCCTATTGCTGTACCTGCCATGTCATAACTCCTTAGAATAAATAATGTCTTGTACACCATACTTTAATCTTGGTAATAAAGCAGCTAAAGTGGTGTTTTCTTTGGCATGCCATAGCATTAATTTGCATCCAAGTGATGTCGCATGCGCTTCTGTCTCTTTAATCAGTCGTAAACCTGCTCTGCTACCTCGCATTTCCTTTTTTATAAATAAAAGATCATTTTGAGTTAATACCAGATCGGCATAATGTGGATGATTTAGTACAAAATTGACAGAATAACCTATCAAAACATCATCTTGCCATGCTGATAAAATAAAGATTTTACGCATCTTTTCTAAGTTTCGATACGTTTTTTCATCTGGCTTTAGCTTCATGACTTCTTTGTTTAAAGCAATCTCTTCGTAATGCTCTTCAAACAAGACATTTGCATGTGCCAACATTTCATCAACACTAGAGAATCTAATGTCAACCATTAGTTACTCCACATCTATCAAGAATAGTTGTTCCATCCTCAATTACGGTCACACCGTTCATAGAAAAATATTCAGTTACACAATCAAATATTATATGTACTCTGTCTGTCATGCCAACATTATCTGCTGTATGTATCTTTTTATGGTTAAACCACCAGACATCACCTACCTCAAACTTCTGCTTTTGATCTCCGCAACTTTGGTTACACCATTGGTTTGACTTAAGTACGATATGAAACCGTGAATAGTGATCTGCATACAATCCTTGGTCGTTATGTTTAGTTACATGACCACTTGGTTTTAAATTAACTATTAATACTCTACCCATCTCCTTTACTGCTAACTTTTCCAATACTGGACGCATTAATGGTACTAATGCTGGTTCTAAATAATCCATACATGGGTAATCATATGATCCTGTATCCCACATGACGTAATAAGGACTCATCTTTAACGGACCTCTTACATATATGCATTCAGTATCACTATGTGGTGATCCCGTAAACTTTTGTCTTGCTTCTATTTGTTTCCATAACTCAGGTTTTGCATCCAATAACTTAAGCAATGGTTTTACATTTAGACCATGTGCTATACGTACAAAATTAAAGTCTGCTGTATGGGTCATATTCCGTTTTAGATGTGGTTTCTTTACGTCTTTTTATGTATAGATCCTCTGGTACTCTTTTGGCTACTGGCAGGGCAAACGTTAACGCTAGTGCATCAGCTAAATCTGGTGACCCTGCACCCTGCAATCTCTTCTTTATCTGATCCTTACTTTCCAATACACGTCTACCTACATTGTCATACCAGTATATTGGTGTTGCTAGTTCTTGTTTTAACGCTACATCGTTTGGTATTGCACCACCCTCTTCTATCCACTGTTTCATTAACCACCACATCTCACTTCTACGGTTTATATATTGCATTGGTTTTGTCGCTTTGCCACCAAAAGGTATTTCAATTACGTCATATGACAGTTGCCTTAGTCTGTCGATTACACCACTACCAGCACCAGCATCACAAAACACTGCATCTGGTTTATGTTCCTCTATTAAATTAGCTACTCTGGCTGCTAGTTCCATGTTATCTATACCTCGATAAACAACTGGCTTAAATGCTTGCTTACCTTGCCTTCTGAACACTACAGAACGGTCATCTCCAAACCTTGCAGGGTCAATGCCAAGGATTATAGGAAACAATCTGACATGGTCTTCTTGATATATGCGCTTTGCTGCATCCTCAGTATCTGCCAATGCAATTAATTGGTCGTCACCTGCTGCACTGAAATCACATAAATACTCACGAGCAAATGATGTCTCATTCATGTCTCGCTTGAGACGAGTTACTTCGTTAGGATGCAAGCTGTCAGTATCAAATACCGTGTATCTAGCTGCTGCCCAATCGTCCTCTTCTATGGCCTTGTAGTACAACTCAGAGAACAAGTTAATACCTTGAGGTGTACCAATAAACAATGACCAGCCTAAACGGTCAGAAAGAGCAGGTTGCACAATATCTGACCATAGTTCGTTCTTAATCTGGGCAACCTCATCTATTACGCAACCATCTAATCTCATACCTCGTAATGCATCTGGATTATCACCACCAAACAATCTAATAATCGCACCATTATGTTTAAACCTTACGGATAGTTCTCCTTCGTTTATCTCGATTACAGACTGCCTACGCAATGGTTCAAGTTTGCTTTTTAATCTTTGCCAGGCAATGGCTTTTGCCTGTCTTAAAAACGGGGCAATATACACAAACATACCTAACTCTCTGTTTGTCTTAATTGCTTTATCTATTAGCTCCATTATGGCTAGTTCTGTCTTACCAGATCGCCTGTGTAATGCGTAAACACTAAACCTCTGTTTCTTTAAATGACACTCCTTTTGCCACGTTCTGGGAGTGTAATCAAGGCTTATGTTCATCCCTGCGGTAGACCAGTACTAATAGTTAATTTAATATCTCCTTGTGCATCAACACCTAACTTGTCTCCAAACCGCTTTGGATTAAATTTAGAAAGCATTTTAAATCTAGTTTCAACTCTATTTTTTTGCCAGTTTATAAACGCTGGATCTATTCTCTCATTGCCCTCTGAACCGCACATAACTGGTGGAGTATCAATTAGCTCCAAGCATTCTTCAAAGAGGATCTCACACCCAGTATCCCTAGCACGTGCGAAAGCTGAACGAAACTCTTCATCTTTATCTAACCATTTATAAATAGTTCTCCATTGTACGCTCCCTTTTTTCCGGCAATATTCTCGTAAAGTTTTACCATGAGCAATCCATTCACAAATTCTTGAAGCTTCAATAGGATCAACTTTCTCTGTAGGTCGTCCTATTTTTAAAGATTGTTTTGTAACGGTCTGGAGTTTGCCCCCTGATTTGGTATTTGCAGATTTTGGCAATTGTCCCTCTTGGTAAGTTAAAGATAGTGCTGAGAGTACCGTAACCTAAACCTTCTTCGTTTAAATCCCTGATGGCATCTATAGTTTGATCAGAGATTTTACAGTTATGGTGGCTAGTGCCGATACGGTAACCTTCAGAATTAACAGCAATGTATTCTCTGGTTAATTGAGTAATTGCTGTCATTAAGGAATAATAAATTAATTAAAATATAAGAAAAAATAAGTAAATATGCAACGCATGTAACCAATTAGTTGACTTATGATGGATTATATGCAACACTATAAATATCGGATGTCCACCGATGCTTCACTTACTAATTTCAATTAACAACAAGCACATGACACAATTTACTTTTCCAACCAAGCTAGCAGACCACTTAGAGCAAGAGATCTACAACAAACTAGTTGCTTCAGTACAACAAAACGTAGATTGCTGTAACAAGCTTTGGGCAAAACGTGAACAAGAAGGCAGAACTTACGACACACACAAAGTGTACAAGTCAAGATCTGGCAAAGTAGTAGAAGAAAAAGTTTATTACTACCAAGACAGCAAAGGTTTAAAAGACATTAGTTTTCAACATGACCGCTACGGTGTTAACTATCACAGACCAATTAGTTGCAAAGTACATTACGAGCGTTGTGCAGAAAATGCAAAGGCACAAAGAAATCATGCAGTTGCTTTATGTACTGAGAGAGTCAACAACTACCTAGCAGTTACTGATCAGATTGACGGTCATAGTTTTAAGTTAGGCAAAGCTAATCTTATCAACGGTGTTGTTTCTGGTCAGACCAAAGACAAAGAGTTCTTTTCAATCAACTTACAAATGATGTGGAACTACCGTTACGGTGAGAACTCAGCTAACGGTTACATGACACAATACGTCCAGTACAGAAGCGACAGACGAGGTGCTAGGCAAGAAGGCAAGTCAGTACAGCAAGCCAAAACAGATGCAGAGAAGCAAGCTAGACGAGATGAAAAACTTGCTATCCAGAATGAAAAGCAAATGGCTAAGTGGGAAAAGTTCCAAAAACTACCAGTTCAGATGGAAAAATGGATTGACAAAGAAATCAAAACACTTGCTGCCATTATTAGCCCAGAAGGTTTAGCTGACATCCAGAGACAAGCAGACCGTATGGGTTACGAGTTCGATAGAGAATGGAAAATTAAATCTATTTCCAGAGACATCGAGACGCACAATACACTGAGAAATGACCTTAGACATTGGCAGAATGACGAAACAGGACTTAAAGCACTGTTTGACAAAGGTGTAGACACACGCAACAAACTAAAGGAGATGTACGGAGTTTAATTACTCCTACATTTCTGGAGGGTGTAACAACCCTCTTTTTTATTGCATTGTCGTTGCAATTATGGCAATATAAAACTATGAAACAAACTAAAACTCCTTACGAATTATGCATAGCTGAATTTGGCGGTGTCCGTGAATTGGCACGTCAGGTTGGAAGG